CCACGGCATCTTCGTGCTGATCGAGACGCCGCTGGCCTTCGTCGATCAGGTCGTCGTCCCGAACCCCGCGGACTGGCTGCCGTTCCTCTCCCGCCATCTCGCGCCGCTCATCGCGGTCGCCAACCAGAGCGCCATGATCGCACTGCATGGCAAGATCGCCAACGCCTTCATCGCCTGGGCGCGCCATGGCGAAGGCAGCCATGTCGATCGCGAGACTGGCCTCAGCCGGATCGACCTCGACAACGACCGCGACCGTCGCCGGGCCCAGCAGGCCTGCGCGGCGATGGAAAGAGAGCGGCGGGAGGGGCGCGCATGACCGAGCATCGCCATATCGGTCTCGAACGCCAGGACGGCCATGACGTCGGGCGCGATCCCCGCACCATGTCCGCCGACGAGCTGGAGCAGCTCGGCCACGCCCGGGTCTCGCCGCTGCGCGCCCTGCGGCTGAAATGCCTCGATTGCTGCAACTGCTCGGCGCAGGAGGTGCGGCTCTGCAGGGCCGTGGACTGCCCGAGCTGGCCGTTCCGGATGGGCAAGAACCCGTGGGCCGGTCCGGTGAGCGAGGCGCGCCGCGAACATGGCCGGCGGCTCGGTCGTCGTCGTGCCAAATATCTGGCCGACGCATTTGCTGAAAAGGAGGAAAGCGACGGCTCACCCCTCGATGGGGGGACGTGGCCGGGAGACGATCTCGCCGGATTGCGTAAGTCAGAAAAGGATGGGCCAGAAGGAGGCCGGAAATGAAGACCATGCGCTGGCATCCTCCGGGCTATGGCGGCGAACGACGCGACCCGGACCGCGTCAAACGGGACGGCTGGCGTGACCGGGGCCTGCTGGCCGTCGCCATCGACGACGAGCGGCTCACCTGGCCCGAGCGTGAACTGGTCCGCCAGCTGGGCGAGAAGCTCTATGGCCCTCGGGCGGACGACAGGGATGTGTGCCATGACTGAATGGACCACGACGCAGGTGCAGGACCGCCTCGAACTCGCCGCCGACGTCTTCGCGCAGCTGCCGGGCGTGAGGCCGCAGGGCTACTTCAACGCCTGGCCCGAGTATTTCCACAGCTTCGCGGACAAGGTGGGCCAGGAGCCGCAGGTGCGTCGCCCGAGGCCCAGCCCGCGCCAGATCACCGAAGCTGAAGAGACCATGCTCTGGCTGCGCTGGCTTGAGAAGGACGACGCCCGGATCGTCTGGCTGCGCGCCAACCGCAAGCCGTGGAAGAAGATCACCTGGGAGGTCGGGCTCAGCCGTCCGGCGGCCAATCGCCACTGGCAATATGGCGTCGCGCTGATCACCTGGCGGCTCAACGGGCGGGTGCCGTCCATGAGACGATCGCGGCGCTTCGTGGTCGAGAACGCCGACCGGCTGTCAAGGAAAATCATCCTGTGACGGGAAATTTCGGAGAGACATCCCGGAGGGTTTCACGAACCGGTGCTGCGGGCTACAAACGGGATATGATCGCACGAGACGTGAGCAAAGGGACGATGGCTTGCACCGCTGGATTCCGGGGTCCAGCCGGGGTCCAGTTCGGGGTCCAGAAGGGGAGACGGTTCGAAACCGGGCAAACGCCCGCCGCTTGACCGGGAAGACTGTCTCCGCCGCCAGACAAGCCGTTGATTTTACGGTTCCTTTTCGCGCACTTCCTATGCTGGCGGGCGAAGCGCGATATTTCGCCAGCGTCAGGGCCGTTTTTTTGGGAGTCCACCCCGGTCGGAGTCCACCCCTGAAACCAGAAATAACCACGCGATAACAGCCGCTTGGAGGGTGGACTCCGAGGTGGATACCCGGCGCTCGGGAGTCCACCCCGGAATCCACTGGAATCCACCTTGGCAGAGTCCACCTCGCGCCTGGCGGCGCGCCGCACCCAATCGAACAGGAACACCACCATGACCCTCGCCTTCGCCCCCGAGCGGATCGAGATGTGGCCGCTGGCCAAGCTCCAGCCCTACGCGAAGAACGCGAAGGTGCACGGTGCAGACCAGGTCGTGAAGATCGCCGCCAGCATGGCCGAGTTCGGCTGGACCGTGCCGTGTCTCGTGGCGGAAAACGGGGAGTTGATCGCGGGCCACGGGCGCGTGCTGGCCGCGACGCAGCTCGGGCTGACCGAAGCGCCAGTGATCGTGCTCGGGCATCTGAGCGAGGCGCAGCGGCGAGCCTACCGCATCGCGGACAACAAGCTGACCGAACTCGGCAGCTGGGACGAGGCGCTGCTGTCGGCCGAACTGAATGACCTTCTGGCCGAGGACTACGACCTGTCGCTGGTCGGCTTCTCCGACGGCGAGTTGGACAAGCTCCTGGCTTTCGATCCGGACGAGGGCGGTGAAGAAGAAGGTGGCGCCGGGGGCTCCGTGCCTCCGGTGACCATCCCCGAACCGCCGCGCAATCCGGCCTCGCGGACGGGCGACCTGTGGATCCTCGGCGAGCACCGGCTGCTCTGCGGCGACAGCACCAGCCACGACGATGTGCGCCGCCTAATGAACGGCGAGCGGGCGATCCTGTTCGCGACCGACCCGCCGTATCTCGTTGACTACGACGGCTCGAACCATCCGACGCGGAACAAGGATTGGTCGGCGTCCTACGGCACAACTTGGGACGACAGCTCTCAGGGGGCGGAGCTTTATGACGGCTTCATCGCGGCCGCTGTCGCCGAGGCGATCACCGAGGACGCGGCCTGGTATTGCTGGCACGCCTCGCGCCGCCAGGCGATGCTCGAGGCCTGCTGGGAGAAGGCCGGCGCCTTCGTCCATCAGCAGATCATCTGGGTGAAGGACCGCGGGGTGCTCACCCGCTCCCATTACCTCTGGAAGCACGAGCCCTGTTTCATGGGCTGGCGGCGTCCGAACCGCCCGCCGAAGGTGGCCGAGGAAACGCTGCCATCGACATGGGCGCTTCCCAGCTTCGCCAAGGATGACCGGCCTGACCATCCGACGCCGAAGCCGCTCGACGCCTTCGGGATCCCGATGCGCCAGCATGTGGCGCGGGGCGGCCTCTGCTATGAGCCGTTCTCCGGCTCCGGGTCGCAGATCATGGCGGGCGAGGCCAATGGCCGCCGCGTCTTCGCAATGGAGATCAGCGCGGCGTATGTCGATGTCGCCGTGGAGCGTTGGCAGGCCGAAACCGACAAGGACGCGATCCTCGACGGCGACGGCCGGACCTTCGCGCAGGTGAAGGCGGAGCGGCTGGGCGACGTCACCGATACGCCGGACACGGACGCCGAACCCGAACCCGCGCGAAAGCGCAAGACCGCCGCGTGACATGCATGACCTGGCTCTACCTTCCTCCGGAGACGCTTCCGGAGCCGGAGACGCATGTCTGTTCGGCCTCTCCCTCTGCTCCGGCGCGGGCGGTATCGACCTCGGGCTCACCATCGCCATCCCCGGATATCGTGCTGTGGGCCATGTCGAACGGGAAACCTTCGCCGCAGCCACTCTCGTGGCGCGGATGGAAGACGCGTCCCTGGATCAGGCTGTTGTCTGGGACGATGTTGCAACTTTCGACGGCCGCCCGTGGCGCGGCGCGGTGGACATCGTCACTGCGGGCTATCCGTGCCAGCCGTTCTCCGTCGCGGGCAAACGCCGGGGCGCCGACGACCCGCGCCACCTCTGGCCCCATGTCGCCCGCATCATCGGCGAAGTGGAGCCACCGTTCGTCTTCCTCGAGAATGTCGCCCATCATCTCCGCCTCGGCTTCCCCGAAGTCGCCTCAGGACTGGTCGGCATGGGCTACCGCCTTGCGGCAGGCCTCTTCACGGCGGCGGAAGTCGGCGCGCCCCACAGGCGCGAGCGGCTCTTTATCCTCGCGCACCGCGAGCGCGACCACCTGGCCGACCCCGCGCGCCTGCTCGGGGACGCGCTCGAGCGGCGGCAACCGGACCGAGATGATGCGGCTCTGGCCGACGCCTCTTGCGGGCGACAGCAAGGGGACGCGGAACCGGACGAGCAATCGCAGCGAGATGGCGCGCCCGCGCAACGACGGGGCGACGCTCTGCGATGCGACGCGGATGTGGATGACGCCGACGGCGCGGGATCACAAGGACGGGGCGACGAGCCTCGCGAATACGCCGGTGAACGGCCTGCTTGGCCGCCAGGTCCTGGTGACGCCAATGGCTGGGAGCGATACCTCCGAGCCGCGCCGGACCTTGAACCCGCTGTTCGTCGAGGCGCTGATGGGCTGGCCCACCGGGTGGACCGGCTTCGCCTCTGTGGCAACGGCGTGGTCCCGCTGGTTGCGGCGCATGCGCTGCGAACTCTGGCATCTGAATTGCTGGCCGATGGATGAGGTGGCGACATGAAGCAATCGCGCGCCATGTCGCTGGTCGAGGCGGTCGCGAACGTGGCGGTAGGCTACGGCATCGCGGTCATGACGCAGATCCTGATCTTCCCGATCTTCGGCCTGCACACGACGCTGGCGCAGAACCTGAAGATGGGCGCGGTGTTCACCGTGGTGAGCATAGCGCGGTCCTACGTCCTGCGGCGGCTGTTCGAACGGCTGCGGCGGAACACATAGCTTCGGGCAGTTACGATCTTTTTGCCGGCCGCGCATGACGTGTATGGTGTGCCAAGTTCAGTAGGGACAGCAGCATGCCGCAACTTGAAGTCAAAGGGCTTGATCGAAGCGAATGGGGAAATTCGATTGTTCGAGTGCATCACTCACATCGAAGCGGAATTGGTCGATATGGTGTCGCTCGAATAACAAACACGGCTGATCGATCGAGGTCATACGATACGGTTATTCTTGGCCACGATGACGACAGCGCGATCTACATGGCCTTTGATGCGAGGCAGGCGCTCGGAGTGGAAAAGGGCGAACGCCTGAATTTCGATCTCCAAGCGCTCGGATGGTTTGGCAAGATGCGCTGGTACCTTCGGACGCCGGATCCCCGGATCTATATCCCGGCGTGGCTCGCTGTTTGGTCGGTAGGCCTTGGCGCAATTGGGATCGTGCTTGGGGTCATTTCGCTTCTTAAATGATCATGCATGCCGCCGCCCAGTCGGGGCGGCGGCCTGAGTTCTTGCGCGGGCGATCAGGCTGCCGGAAGCCGATAGACCCGCCCGCGCCCATCGACCTTCTCCGAGGTCACCTCGAGCCCGAGTTTCTTCTTCAGCGCCCCGGCCATCGCGCCGCGCACCGTGTGCGACTGCCAGCCCGTAGCGGCCATGATCTCCTCGATGGTCGCGCCGTCCGGCGCGCGCAGCATGGCGATCAGGGTGGCCTGCTTGGTGCCCTCGCGCGGCGTGGGCGTCTTGGGCGCGGTCTCGGGTCCGGCGGGAGCGTCCGGCGCGGGCTCCTCGGTCGGCGCGTCCGTCGCGCCCGCAGGCGCGGGGTTCGCGTCCTCGGGCTCGACGCCGATGGCGGCGAGGCCCGCATTCGTGATTTGCAGGAGGATGGCGCGGCCGTCCTCGTCGTTGCGCCAGATCCGGTTGAGCGCGGCGTCCGCCTTGGTCTGGCTGTCGGTCGTGGTCTCGGCGATCATCCCGCGGGAGAGCAGCGCGCCGACCACCTTGGCGGCGGCGCCGCCGCGGAGCGAGCCGGGGAGCGGCAGGACGTTGCGGTCCTCGCGTTGCGCAGCGGCGCTGAGGATCACGAGCTGGGTGTCGGAAAGCTTGGTCATCTGGGGTCTCCGTTTTTGGGGCCGCGACCGTCGCGACCCTCCTACGACCCCGAGCCGCGCGTCGGCGCGGCAGGAGTTCCGGCTGGGCCGGAGATCAGCGGGCGTGTTCGCCCTCACCGAAGGCGCTGTCGGTGATGCGCTTCAGGAGGCTGGCGTAGTGTTCGAGGGTGCCGACCATGGCCCAGCCCACCTCGTCGGGGTGGCAGTTGAAATGTTCGTCGCTGAGCGCCTGCAGGCGGGCGAGCATCTCGTCGATTTCGGCCTTCTTTCCGATGAAGGCGTTCAGGGCCGCTTCCTTGTTGCGCCGGGCATTCTCGGCGCGGGCCTCAAAGCGCGGGGTGGTGATCGGGTTCAGGCGGGTGGTCATCGTGGTGGCTCCTTGGTGAGTTGCATCGTCCTTCTGGAGACACGTTCCCTCTGTCCGCCGCGCTTATCAACGAGATAAGCGAATGAATTTGAATGATAATCGGGGCCGACGATGCAGGGCATGAGCGAGCGCCAGTACGCCGCCCGTGTCGGGCTGTCGCGGGGCGCGATCCAGAAGGCGAAGGACGCCGGCCGGCTCGTCCTGCATGAGGATGGCAGCATCGACGCCGCGGCCTCGGACCGGCTCAGGGCCGAGACGACGGACCCGTCGAAGACACGAAAGGCGCCGGCGCCCAAGCTGAAACCCGTGCCCGAGGCCGCCGTCGCCGCCGTCGGCGACACGCTCCGCGAACAGGGGCTGTCCGCCCCGGCCGTTGGCGGCGCTACGACCTTCCTGCAGGCCAAGACCGCGAACGAGGTGCTGAAGGCGCAGGAGCGGCGCATCCGGCTCTCGAGGCTGAAGGGGGAGCTGGTCGACCGTGCCCGCGCGCTGGCGCTGGTGTTCCGCCTCGCGCGGCAGGAGCGCGATGTCTGGGTCAACTGGCCCGCCCGGGTGGCCGCGCTGATGGCGGCCGATCTGGGTGTGGAGCCCGCCGCGATGCAGAAGGCTCTGGAGAAACATGTCCGATCCCAGCTCGACGACCTCGCCGAGATCCAGCCCGATCTCCGCTGAGGACGCGGACGCGCTGGCCTTCGACGGGGCCAGGGATGTCCTGCGGGCGTGGCTCGCCGGGCTGCGGCCCGACCCGGACCTGACCGTGTCGGAATGGGCCGACCGGCACCGCAAGCTGTCGTCCCGCGCCTCGGCCGAGCCGGGGCAGTATCGGACGGCCCGCACGCCCTACATGCGCGAGATCATGGACCGGCTCTCGCCCGGCGATCCCACCCAGCGGGTCGTGTTCATGAAGGCGGCGCAGGTCGGCGCCCCGCTCGCGCTCGAAACGCCCGTGCCCACGCCCTTCGGCTGGACGACCATGGGCGAGATCATCGAGGGCGATTTGCTCTACGACGAGCGGGGGCGTATCTGCCGGGTGACCGGCCTGTCGCCCGTGCTCAATGGGCGGGCTTGCTTCGAGGTCGTGTTCGACGATGGCGAGCGGATCGTCGCGGACGGGGAACACCGCTGGCCGGTCTGGGACTTCACGAATGACCGGCCTGCCGCGCGGACACTGACGACGGCCGAGATGGCTGGACGCGTGATCATCGGGGCGAAGGGCAAGCGCCGGCGCTATGCCATCGATTGTTGCGATCCGGTCGACATGCCAGACCAGAACCTGATCCTCCATCCTTATGTGCTGGGTCTTTGGCTCGGTGACGGTTCGTCGATCATGAACCACATTTCGGTGCAAGAGGAGGATGCCGAGGTTGTCGAGCATCTAATGGAGTGCGGCGTCGAGGCGGCGTTCCGGTTGCCGAAGTGGCGCAAGGGCCGCATCGCCAATGTCGTGATCGACCCGACCTTTCGGATGCGGCACGCGAGCGGCGCGTCGTTCTCGGACTGTTTCCGGTCGCGCTTCATCATGCGGCTGAGGCAGCTGGACGTGCTCGACAACAAGCACGTGCCCCTGGCGTACATGCGCGCCAGCCGATGGCAGCGGCTGGAACTGGTGCGCGGGCTGATGGACTCGGACGGCACGATTTCGCCGGACGGGAAGCGTTGCGAGTTCTCGAATGCAGACCGCGGCTTGATCGACGCGATGGTCGAGCTGCTGCGCAGCCTCGGTTACAAACCCGCCGTCTATCAGAGCAAGGCGCGCCGGAAAGTCTTCGGGTGTGAAGGGCGTATCTACGAATCCGCCGAATACTGGCGCATTTCCTGGACGGCCTATGCCGAGGAGCCGATGTTCCGGCTCTCGCGCAAGCGAGCCCGGATGCGCTCGATCGAAAACGGGCGGCCGTGGAAGAGCCGTCGTCGCCGTATCGTCGATATCCGGCCGGTTACCAGCGTACCAGTGCGCTGCATTGAGGTCGACTCGCCGAGCCACCTGTTTCTCTGCGGAAAAGGATGGATCCCGACACACAACACCGAGGCAGGCAACAACTGGATCGGGTTCGCCATCCACCAGGCGCCGGGGCCGATGCTCGCGGTCCAGCCGACCGTGGAACTGGCCAAGCGCAACTCGCGCCAGCGGATCGATCCGCTGATCGACGAGAGCCCGGACCTTCGGGAGCGGGTGAAGCCCGCCCGCTCGCGGGATGCGGGCAACACGATGCTGTCGAAGGAGTTTGCCGGCGGCATCCTGATCATGACGGGCGCGAACTCGGCGGTCGGGCTGCGGTCCACCCCGGCGCGGTACATCTTTCTCGACGAGGTCGACGCGTATCCCGCGTCTGCCGACGAGGAAGGCGATCCGGTCACGCTGGCGGAAGCGCGGTCGCTGACCTTCGCCCATCGGCGCAAGGTGCTGCTGGTCTCGACGCCGACAATCCGGGGGCTGTCGCGCATCGAGCGCGAGTACGAGGCCAGCGACCAGCGCCGGTTCTTCGTGCCATGCCCGCATTGCGGCGCGATGCAGTGGCTGAAGTTCGACCGGCTGCGCTGGCAGAAGGGCCGCCCGGAGACGGCGGAGTATCATTGCGAGGGCTGCGAGACGCCCATCGCGGAGCATCACAAGACGGCCATGCTGGAGGGCGGCGAATGGCGGGCGACCGCCACGGCCGCCGATCCGACCACGGCCGGGTATCACCTCTCGGCGCTCTATTCGCCGATCGGCTGGCTGAGCTGGGAGCGGATCGTGCGGGCCTGGGACGCGGCACAGGGGTCGGACGAGGCGATCAAGGCGTTCCGCAACACGATCCTCGGCGAGACCTGGGTCGAGACCGGGGAAGCGCCGGACTGGCAGCGGCTCTACGACCGGCGCGAGCGCTGGACATCCGGCACGGTGCCCGCGGGCGGGCTGTTCCTCACCGCCGGGGCCGACGTGCAGAAGGACCGGATCGAGGTCGATGTCTGGGCCTGGGGTCGCGGGCTGGAAAGCTGGCTCGTCGATCACGTCGTCATCGAGGGCGGGCCCGACCGGCATGACGCCTGGTCGGAGCTGACCGCGCTGCTGGACCGGTCGTGGCCGCATGAACGCGGCGCGCATCTGCGCATTGCGCGGCTCGCCATCGACACGGGCTACGAGGCCCCGGCGGTCTATTCCTGGTCGCGGGAGCAGGGGTTCGGGCAGGTGTCGCCGGTGAAGGGCGTCGAGGGGTTCAACCGCTCGAGCCCGGTGTCGGGCCCGACCTTTGTCGATGCGACCGAGGGCGGCAAACGCCTGCGGCGCGGGGCGCGGCTCTGGACCGTGGCGGTCTCGACCTTCAAGGCCGAGACCTACCGCTTCCTGCGGCTGGCGCGGCCGACCGAGGAGGACATGGCCGACGGTGCCGCGTTTCCGCCCGGGTCGGTGCATCTGCCGCATTGGGTCGAGAACGAATGGCTGAAGCAGTTCGTGGCCGAGCAGCTGGTGACGGTGCGCACGAAACGCGGCTTCGCCCGGCTGGAATGGCAGAAACTCCGCGAGCGCAACGAGGCGCTGGATTGCCGGGTCTATGCCCGCGCCGCCGCCTGGATCGCGGGCGCGGATCGCTGGCCCGACGAGAAATGGCGCGACCTTGAGGATCAGCTCGGGGCGGCCCCCACCGACACCGATCCCGCCGGGCAGATCAACCGGCCGGGACAGGCCCCGCAGGGCAAGCGCCGCTCCGACTGGCTCGGGCGGCGCGGAGGATGGTTTTGATGACCGACTGGACGGAAACCGAGCTTTCGGCGCTGCGCCGGGCCTATGCCAGCGGCACGACCCGGGTGAGCTATGACGGCAAGTCCGTCGACTACGGTTCGGCCGACGATCTGCTGGCGCGGATCCGCACCATCGAGCGCGCCATCGAGGGCACCACACGTCCGCTGCCGGTGGCCGGGCTCGCGGGCTTCTCGCGCGGAGATCGCTGATGTCGGCGACCTGGTTCGATCATGCCATCGCCACGGTGGCGCCGCGCATGGCTGCCCGCCGCGTGATGGCGCGTCAGGCCTTCGAGACCCTGACACGGGGCTACGATGGCGCCGCACGCGGACGGCGGACGGAGGGCTGGCGCGCACCGGGATCCTCGGCCGACACCGAGATCGGCGTCGCCGGGGCGCTGCTGCGTGACCGGATGCGCGACCTCGTGCGCAACAACCCGCATGCGGCCAAGGCCGTTGCGGTGCTGGTGAACAACATCATCGGCGCTGGCATCATGCCCCGTGCCGCCAGCGGCGACGACAAGCTCGACCGGAAGGTCGACGCGCTGTTCGAGCGCTGGACCGCGGACTGCGACGCCGACGGCCAGCTCGACTTCTACGGGCTGCAGACGCTGATCTGCCGCGAGATGGTCGAGGCGGGCGAGGTTCTGGTGCGCCGTCGCCTGCGGCGCGCGAGCGACGGCCTGCCGGTGCCGCTGCAACTGCAGGTGCTCGAGGCCGACTTCCTCGACGCCACGAAATCCGGCGCCCTCGGCGCGGGGCGGCTGGTGCAGGGGATCGAGTTCGACCCGGTCGGCAAGCGCAGGGCCTACTGGCTCCATGCCGAACATCCGGGCGACGCCTACGGGGCCTTGCAGAACGGTCTGCAGAGCCGCCCGGTCCCGGCGACCGAGATCGCCCATGTCTACGAGAAGCAGCGCACGCAGGCGCGCGGCGTTCCCTGGGGCGCGCCGGTCATTCGGTCCTTGCGCGATCTCGACGATTACGAGGTCGCCGAGCTGGTCCGAAAGAAGACCGAGGCCTGCGTCACGGCCATCGTCTTCGGCGACGACGAGGCGCAGCAGGGCATCGCGCCGTCCGTGGTCGACGCCGACGGCAACCGCGTCGAGCAGTTCGAACCGGGGCTGATTGCCTATGCGCGCGGCGGCAAGGACATCCGCTTCAACCAGCCCTCCGCCACCGGCGGCTACGGTGAGTACAAGCGGGCCAGCCTGCACACGATCTCGGCCGGGTTCCGGGTGCCCTACGAGTTGCTGACCGGGGACCTGTCCCAGGTGAACTATTCCTCGATCCGGGCGGGACTCGTGGAGTTCCGCCGCCAGATCGACGCCGTCCAGTGGCAGCTGTTCATTCCGATGTTCTGCGCGCCGGTCTGGCGGTGGTTCACCGAAGCCGCATGGGCAGCGGGCCAGATCCCGTCGCCAATCGTGCCGGTCGAATGGTCGCCACCGAAGTTCGAGGCGGTCGATCCGCAGAAGGATGCGATGGCGAACCTGCTGTCGATCCGCTCCGGCACCATGACACTGGCCGAGGTGATCGCGCGGCAGGGCCGCAACCCGGACGCCGTGCTGGCCGAGATCGCCGCAACCAACGCCAAGCTCGACGCGCTGGGGCTGGTGCTCGACAGCGACCCGCGCCGCGTCACAAAAACCGGCAGCGCGCAGAGCAACGATCCGGCGACCGATCCCGCCGCCGACGGCACCACCGACGACGACCCGGCTGCCGACGCGGACAATGACCCGGCACAGGCCGACCAACAGGACTGACCTCATGGACACGATGATCGAACTGCCGGCCATGCGCCGGTCGGCGGAGCTTGCTCCGAACACCGCCGATGCCGACAGCCGCACCGTCGAGGTGGTCTGGTCGGCCGGGGCCCGCGTCCGGCGCGCGACATTCTTCGGGGAGCCCTACGACGAGGAGCTGAGCCTCGATCCCGCCCATGTCCGGCTCGACCGGCTGAACGCGGGCGCGCCGTTCCTTAAGGTGCATGAGCTCGACACGCTCGACGCGGTGATCGGCTCGGTCGTGCCGGGCTCCGCGCGGATCGAGAACGGCCGCGGCATCGCGCTGGTGCGGATCTCCGAGCGTGCCGATGTCGAGCCGATCTGGCGCGACATCCAGGCCGGGCACATCCGCGCGGTCTCCATCGGCTACCAGGTCCACCGCTTCGAGGTCTCGAAACCCGAGGCCGCGCGCGAACTCTGGCGCGCCGTCGACTGGACGCCCTTCGAGGTCTCCGCCGTCGCGGTCGGCGCCGACCCCGCAGCGGGCTTCCGCACCCAGCATCCCCTTCACGACTGCGTCCTTCACCGCCGGGACGCCCCTTCCAGCCCGAAAGGACCGATCCCGATGACGGACAAGATTCAGACCCCGGCGCGCGACGCCGCATCCGCCACCACCCAGCCGACCGAGCCGGTCGAAACCGAGGACACGTCCATGACCGAGCCGAAAGCGGCTGCGCCCGACCCGAAGGTCGCCGCAGCGGAAACCCGCGCCCAGCCGAAGCTTCAGAATACCGATGCCCTCGGCGCGCCCGACACCGAAGCGGTCGCCACCCGCGCCCGCGAGGCCGAGCGCGACCGCGTCTCCACCATCTACGATCTCGTGGGCCGCCTGAACCTCGAGCGGGGCTTCGCCGAGGATCTGGTCAAGCGCGGCGTCAGCGTCGACGATTCCCGCCGCCTGATCCTTGATCAGGTAGCTGCCAAGTCGGAAGAGACCCGGACATTCCCCCATGTCTCCGTCCCGCTCGGCGGCCGCGACGAGCGCATCACCCGCCGCGATGCGGTGGCGAACGCGCTGCTGCACCGCTACAGCCCGACGCTGTTCACGCTGGAGGACGCCGCCCGCCAGTATCGCGGCATGACGCTGCTGGAGCTCGCCCGCGAAAGCCTCGGCAATGCCGGGGTGAACACGCGCGGCCTGTCGCGCGACGAGGTGGCGACTCGGGCGCTGCATTCGACCTCGGACTTCCCCGAGATCCTGTCGGCGGTCACCAACAAGACCTTGCGACAGGCCTACGAGGCCTATCCCCGCACCTTCATGCTGTTCTGCCGCCAGGTGCTCGCCACCGACTTCAAGGCCATGCACCGCGTCCAGCTCGGCGAAGCGCCGCAGCTGCTCGAGGTCGGCGAGAGCGGCGAGTTCAAGCGGGGCACGCTCGGCGAGAGCAAGGAGAGCTACAAGGTCAAGACTTATGGCCGGGTGGTCGCGATCACCCGCCAGACCCTGATCAACGACGATCTCGACGCCTTCACGCGGATCCCGGCGATGTACGGCAATTCCATCGCCCAGCTGGAGTCGGACGTGGTCTGGGGGATCATCACCGCCAACCCGGCCATGGCCGATGGCAACGCGCTGTTCCACACCACGCACAAGAACCTCGCCGGCACTGGCGCGGCGCTCGACGTCGGCAGCGTCGGCGCCGCCCGCGCCGCGATGGCGAAGCAGACGGGGCTCGACAAGAAGACGGTGCTGAACGTCCGCCCGGCGTTCCTGATCGTGCCCGCCTCGCTGGAACTGAAGGCCGAACAGCTGGTCGCCCAGAACCTCGTGCCCGCCGCGACGTCTAGCGTGGTGCCGCAGTCGATCCGCACGCTCGCGCCGATCAGCGAGCCCCGGCTCGACGCCGCCAGCGAGACCGCCTGGTATCTGGCGGCCAGCCCGAACCAGATCGACACCATCGAGTACGCCTATCTCGAGGGTCAGCAGGGCGCCTACATCGAGACGCGCAACGGCTTCGACGTCGACGGCGTCGAGATCAAGTGCCGCCTCGACTTCGGCGCCAAGGCCATCGACTGGCGCGGCCTCTACAAGAACCCGGGCGCGTAACCTGCGGATTTCAGAAATACCGGACAGCGATTACGCTAATTCCCGGACAGCCGTTTCAGTAATTCCCGGACAGTTCGGGCACGGCTGATCATCTGCCTGCGATCATGTTTCGGTTCGGATAGTTTCGGTGTTTTCGGCGGAGGTCAAGGCCGCGTTCCGGTCCTTTTTGCGCATGCTGTCTCCCTTGAGTTCAATGCGGTGTGCGTTGTGGACGATCCGGTCGAGGATGGCATCGGCAATGGTGGGCTCGCCGATCATGTCATGCCACCCTGACACGGGCAGCTGGGCGGTGATGATGGTGGACCGCCGCTGGTAGCGCTCCTCGAAAAGCTCGAGCAGATCGAGCCGCTGCTGGTCGGTCAGCCCATGCGTGCCCCAGTCGTCGAGCACCAGCAGCTGGACGCGGGCCAGCTTGTCGACGAGGCGGGGAAAGCGCCCATCGAGGCGTGCCATGGCCATGTCTTCGAAGAGCCGCGGCATCCGGACATAGAGGACGGAATGATCCAGGCGTGCGGCCTGATGGCCGAAGGCACAGGCGAGCCAGGTCTTGCCAGTGCCGGTCTGGCCCGTGAGGATGATCTGTTCGCGGGCCTTGATCCAGTCGCCTTGGGCGAGCGCGAGGATCTGACGCCGGTCGAGCCCCCGGCTGGCGGCGAAATCGACATCTTCGATGCAGGCGTTGGGAAAGCGCATCTTCGCATTGCGCAGCCTGTTGGCGAAGCGCTTGTCGGCGCGGGCTGCGGCTTCGCGGTCGAGCATGAGGCCGAGCCATTCATTGCGCTCGAGGGCCTGACCCGGATCCTGTTCGGCCAGCGCCTTCCAGGCGTCTGCCATGCCTGTCAGGCCGAGCGCGGCCATCTGGTCGAGTGTGGGGTGTGTCAGCATTTGTTTGTCCTTTCGAGGGTTACTGGTAGTAGCCGGGGCCACGGATGTTGTCGTGAACCGGCGTGGCGGTGACCGGGTCTGGCGGGCTGGGTGCCCGATCCAGACCGGTGATCAGGATGGAGCGAACCGAGGCATAGGTGACTGTGCCGACCGTCAGGGCGCGTTCGCAGGCCGCTTCCAGCCTGTCCGCCCCGAACTGCCGTTCCAGGCCAAGAACACCCAAGGCAGATCGATAGCCCTGTTCCGGATGCGGCCTGTCGCGCATCAGCCGCTCGACGAGCGCGGCGGCGTGATAGCCGGTGCGGGCGGCTCGGGTGATCAGGCTCTCGGGCGTCATGCCGCCGTAGCGCTGATGCGCCTTGGGCATGTGCTCCTTGATGGTGGTATGGCCGCCGCGCTGTCCGCGGCGGTGGTGAACCGCAACGCGTTCATGATTATGGAAAATCTCGATCATGCGGTGGGTGAGCCGGACATCGACCTGGCGGCCGATCAGGCGATGCGGCACGGAATAGAAACCGTGCAGAATCTCGATGTGGTAATCGGGATGCACCTTGGCCCGCTTCCATTCGGCGTACTCAAAGGGTGTATCGGGCAACGGGCTGAGTGCCGGGCGTTCGATCTCTTCGAACAGCTCCCGCCGCGAGCGTCCGACCCGCCGCATGGTCCGGGCATTCAGATCATCGAGCAGTTCGGCAATGGCGACGTTCAGCGCCTCGATGGAAAAGAACTGCCGGTTGCGCAGGCGTGCAAGGATCCAGCGCTCCACGATCAGCACCGCCCCTTCGACCTTGCCCTTGTCGCGCGGCTTGCGGGGCCGTGTGGGCAGCACCGTGGTGTCGTAGTGCGTGGCCATGTCGGAGAAGGTCTTGGTCAGCGACGGCTCGAACCAGAGCGGTTTGGCCACCGCGGCCTTGAGATTATCGCAGACAATCGCCTTGGGGACCCCGCCGAAGAACTTCAGGGCCCGGACCTGGGCATCAATCCAGTCGGGCAGCTTCTGGCTGAGGCTCGCCCAGGCGAAAGTGTAGTTCGAAGCGCCAAGAACGGCGACAAAGATTTGAGCGCGATGCTCGCGGCCTATGCCCGGGTCGATCACCGGGATCGTGTGGCCGGCGTAATCGGTCTGCATCACCGCGCCGGCCTCATGGCGATTGCGATACCTGGGGCTGATGCGGTTCTCGAACTCGCGGTAGCGTTCGCAGAACCAAGTGTAGCCATAACCGTCGGGATGGGCGCTGCGGTACTCCTCCCAGAGCAGCACCAACGTCACGCCCTTGCGCTTCATCTCCGCGGCCATCTTCGGCCAGTCGGGTTCGCTCAGATCCCGAGGCGGGCGGCCGACACGCTGGAAAAGGACCTGCTTCAGTGTCGCATCGTCATCGCGGCCGGATGGCAATGGCCAGCAGTTCAGACCCGCCTCCCGGGCGCGGTGCAGGTAGGTCGCCACGGTCGTCTTGCTGAGCTTCAGGCGCAGACCAACCTCGCGCACAGAAAGCCCCTGTTCATGCGTCAGCCGCAATATAGTTCGTATGTCTTGCACAGTCATGCGCCTCGGTTGCTTCCGTCTTGGCATGTCCCCTCCCGATCTTGTTCAAGACCAGCAGAGTGCCGTGACGGCGTAGGCGATGACCAACCGTGTCCAGGGTCTCCCCGAACTGTCCGGGAATTACCGAAACGCGTGTCCGGGAATTACTGAAATCCGTGTCCGGGAATTAGCGAAACCCGCACCGAGGTCGGGCGAGAGAATCGACGCCGCCTCGCTTGTGTGGTCGAATGCGCCCGTCATAGTCGGCGCGCATGACACCGGCCCGCTGATCCGCTCGAAGACCGGGTTCTGGCTGGCGATCCCGCTGCCCGCCGCAGGCAAGTCCCTGCGCGGCGGCCGGATCACCCCCGGCGAATGGGAACGGCGACGCGGTCTTCGCCTGCGTTTCGTTTATCGCCGCACCGGCCCCAGCCTGCTGGTGGCGGAGGGACGGCTGGACACGAAGGGCCAGGCGGTGGTGTCGCGCTCGAAGACCGGGCGTGGAAAGGTCACCGCGCCGATCTTCCTGCTAGTGCCGCAGGTGAAGCTGCCGAAGCGGCTGGACTTGGCGCGGGATGCCGACCGGGCATTGGACAGCGTGCCGGGGCTGATCGTGGCAAATTGGGTGGAAACACGCATGCGATGATGGTTGCAGTACTCCAGTTGTGAGCCCTGAAAGAAGTCTTGCCTAACGCTGCTGTCGATAGGGTTGAATTCTGCATCGAGCCCGACAGTCGTCGAAAATCAAAGCCTATCTGAGTTGCCGGAATTGATCTCGCGCCCACCTTTCAAGCTTCTCTTCCCGAGGACGGCCGACGTATTGAGCAAAAGTGTTCCATCCAGAAGGTGAAGGATGGCCCGTTCGAAAGACAAGCGCCTCTGGTCGAAGCTCCTGCACGATGGGGTCAATGAACTCGGCCACGTTCCCTAGATACAGGACCATAGTCGGCTGCGTGTGAAGAAGTTTCGCAGCGACCCTTTCCCTGTTCTCTGGGGCAAACACTTCCAGTCTGGTCGGCTGCGTTCGACCGTCATAACCCGGACGGGCTCGATATCTCGGTAAGTCGTGCGCGTTCAACATGCTGTACGCGTCAGGATGCGGGGAAGGAAAAAGCATCGGCCTAAACCCGTTCAAGCTAAGCATCATCGACCTTAGACACCGACCGGCGACTCCCGCGAAAGGTCTATTGCTGGCCTCTTCTTCGCGGCCAGGACAAGCGCCAACGAGAAGTATGTTTGGATGGACGGCACCTAGTCTGAAATCAGATGCATTCTGGCACATTCGGTCTGAGACCCTCTTGGATTTTCAATCGATGGGTATCAGGAGCGCGACGCTCACGGATGTTTTCCGCGCTGAACAAGTGTCCCCGGAGTTTCATTATCAAATGCCCACCCTTCGCGAAACCATCCTCGCCGCGCTGCACGCGCGGCTCTCGGCGCTGCCCGCCACCGCACTGCGCGGAGAGGTGCTGCCCGAGCGCGTGCCGGCCGAGGGTCTGCTGATCCTGCGCGATGGCGAGCCGGGGGAGCCGGAAGTCACGCTGTCGCCCCCGCGCTACCACTACCAGCACCGCGCCGAGATCGAGGCGGTCGTGCAGGGTGAGGCCCGGTCTGCGCAGCAGATGCAAGGGTCCGGGGGATCCTTGCAAGGACCGAACGACCGTGACGCCTTATTCGACACGCTGACCGCCAGCATCGGCGCGGCACTCGCCGCCGACCGCACGCTGGGCGGGCTTTGCGACTGGGTCGAGGCGGAAGCGCCGCGCCCGGTCGATCTGCCGGTCGAGGGCGCGGCCAGCCTGAAGGCCGCCGTGATCCCGGTGATCCTGCACTATTCCACGGCCGACCCGCTGGCCTGACCCCGACAACCCGAGGAGAACACCATGGCACGAGCCCAGGGGGCGCGGGCGCTGATGGCGCTTGCGTTCGAGACGACCTATGGAACGCCGCCCGCCAGCGGCTTCACCCGCATGCCCTTCGCCAGCACCTCACTCGGTGCGGAGCAACCGCTTCTGAACTCGGAGCTTCTCGGCTACGGCCGCGATCCACTGGCGCCGATCAAGGACGCGGTGACGGCCGATGGCGATGTCGTCGTGCCGCTCGACGCCGAGGCACTTGGCTTCTGGCTGAAGGCGGCCTTCGGCGCGCCCACGACCACGGGTGTGGAAGCCCCGTACAGCCACGAGTTCCAGTCAGGGTCCTGGACGCTGCCCAGCATGTCGATCGAGACCGGCATGCCGGAAGTGCCGCGCTACGCGATGTACTCCGGCTGCGTGCTCGACCAGATCACCTGGCAGATGCAGCGCTCGGGCCTGCTCACCGCGACCGCGCGGCTGGTGGCGCAGGGCGAGACGGTCGGCACGACCACCAGCGCTGGAACCCCAGCAGCGTTGGAGCTCAAGCGCTTCGGGCACTTCAACGGCGCGATCACCCGGAACGGCACCGCCCTCGGCAACGTGGTCTCGGCCGAGATCGCCTATGCCAACAACCTCGACCGCATCGAGACCATCCGCTCGGACGGCCGCATCGACGGGGCGGACCCGTCCATCGCCGCGCTGACCGGCCGGATCGAGGTGCGCTTCGCCGACCAGACGCTGGTGACGCAGGCGACGGGCGGCGAGGCCTGCGAGATGGAGTTCGCCTACGTCCTGCCCTCCGGCGAGAGCTTGCGCCTGACCGTGCACGCCGTCTACCTGCCGCGCCCGCGGGTCGAGATCTCCGGGCCGCAGGGCGTTCAGGCCACCTTCGACTGGCAGGCCGCGCGCGACAGCGTCGTCGGCCGGATGTGCACCGCCACCCTCGTGAACGACGTGGAGAGTTACTGATGCTGACGCTCGACCTGACGAACGCCCCGCGCTGGCATGACCTCGCGCCCGGCGTCCGGGTGCAGCTGCGCCCGCTGACCACCGCGCTGATGGTGGCGACCCGCAGTGATCCCGCCGTCGAGGCGGTGCCCGACGACGCTTCGGACGAGGAGCGCGCCCTTGCCTTCGTCAAGGCGCTCGCGCGGCGCGCCGTGCTCGCCTGGGAGGGCATCGGCGACGCCGACGGCAAGTCGATCGATCCCAGCCCCGAGGCCATCGACGCGTTGCTCGACATCTGGCCGATCTTCGAGGCCTTCCAGCTGACCTACGTCTCGAAGGGCCTGCTGCTGGAACAGGAAAAAAACGCCTCCGCGCTCTCGCCGAATGGTCCTTCGGCGGGGGCGAGCGGTACTGCCAAGCCTGCACGAAAGCCTGCCCGGACTGCCCGGCGCGGCTGAACCGTCCGGAAACGCCGGAGGGTTGGCAGGTCTGGGACCTGGTCGGCCGTCTCGGAGGTCAGCTGCGCGTGCTGCCCGGCGCGGTGATCGGCTGGGACCTGTCAGCAGCGCTGGCGCTCGGGGACGCGCTCGGCGTGCCGCCGCTCGCCATTGCTGAACTGCTGCCCGCCGTTGAGGCGGTGATGGTCGCCAAGCTCAACGAGCAGATGGCAAGACAAGGCAGTTAGAAGAGAGTGCGACCCCGCCAGAGCGGGGCCGCTGAGCAGCTCGGTCGGGATAGGACGATCCGTCTGCTTGGGTAACGTCGCTGATAAGCCAGCGCGCCACGCCTCGCCTTACCGCGATCCCACGGGGCTTTTCAGCCCTGGTGCTCTTGCACTCCTATCAAGCGCTTCCCCGGAGAGCCGTGGTTATCCCCGCGCTGTGGGGTTTTCCGGGTCATTCAAAAGTTTGGTCAAGACAGACCTCCTTTCCCCAGACCTTTGGGATGTCTAACCGTAGCACAATCATCGCTAATGCGCGAGGACCACAGTAATGGCCGAGAAACGGGTCAGCGTCCGCCTCGCGGCCGTGGGCGGACGGCAGGTGCGCACCGAGCTGGAAGGCGTGGGCGAGGTCGGCAAGCGTGGCTTTGGGCGGCTCAGCCAGGAAATGGAGGCGGCGAACCGGCGGCTGGCGGCCTTCTCGCGCCGTGTGCGGGTCGCGTCAGCCGCTGCGGTGGCTGCGGCCACGGCGGCGGGCGTCGCCATGATCCGCTCCGGTCTGCAGACGGTGGATGCGCAGGCCAAGCTCGCAGCTTCCCTCGAGACCACCGTCGCCAGTATTCAGGTGCTGGAGCGCGCGGGCGATCTGGCCGGTGTCTCCATGGGCCAGATCGAGCAGGCCACCCTGCAACTGACCCGGCGGTTGAGCCAGGCCGCCGCGGGGACTGGTCCCGCAGCCGATGCGCTCGACCGGCTTGGCGTGTCGGCGGCCGAACTGCAGGCCCTGCCGCTCGACCGGCGCATCGCCCTCATCCAGGAGAGGCTCGCCGCGTTCGTGCCGGAAGCCGAGCGCGCGGCGGTCGCCTCGCAACTCTTCGGCGACCGCGCGGCGCTCGTGTTTACCCGGATCGACACGGCAACGCTGCGGCAGGCGACAGAGGACGTGCTCGCCTTCGGGGTGGTGGTCTCCGACCAGGATGCCGACCAGATCGAGCACACCAATGACGCGATTTCCCGGCTTGGGTTGATCTGGCGCGGGCTCTCGAACCAGCTGGCGGTCGCCGCGGCGCCTGCGCTGGAAACCGTCGCCGAGGCCATGGCGGCCGTGGCGCGCACCACCGGGCCGCTCGGCATTGCCATTCATGGCCTCTTCGCCAACCTCGGCCGGCTGACGACCTATGCCGCGAGCTTCGCCGCCTTCCTCGCGGGCCGCTGGGTGGCCGGGCTGGCGGCCGCCGCGCTGTCGGTGCGCGGCCTCGCCACCACGCTCGTTGTCCTGCGCGGCGCGCTCGTTCGCACCGGTATCGGCGCGCTGATCGTCGGCGCGGGCGAGCTGGTCTACCAGTTCACCCGTCTCGTGCAGGGCGCTGGCGGTTTCGGCAACGCCATGAGCCTGCTCGGGGACCTCGCCGTCGAGGCCTGGGACCGTATCTCGCTGAGCGCGCGCGCCGCCTGGGCGCGCGTCGAGACGGGCTGGGCCTCGGCGCAGGCGGTGATCTACGACGGCCTGCAGGGCGCCACGGACGCGGTGGTGGGCTGGGGCAACAGCGCGGTCGGGACGTTCCAGGGTGCCTTCGATGCGGTCAGGGCGACCTGGGGCATGCTGCCCCGGGCGATCGGGGATTTCGTCTTCCAGGCGGCCAACGGGCTGATCGGCGGCGTCGAGTCGATGCTCAACGCGGTTGTCACCCGCATCAACGCATTCATCGAGACGCTCAACAGCGCGCTGGCACGGCTTCCGGATTGGGCGACGGGCGAAGGCGGTGTCCGCATCGGCACGCTGGATCCTGTGGCGCTGGGCGGGATCGAGAACCCTTATGCCGGCGCTGCCGCCGCCGCGGGCAACGCGGCCGGCGATGCCTTCCGCGCGGCCATGGGCCGCACCTATCTCGAGTCGCCGAACCTCTTCGGCGGCATGGCCGACGCCGCGCGCGGGCGGGCTGCGGAATATTCCGAGGCCGCGGGGAAGCTTTCGGATGCCGCGTCGCGCCCCATGACAGCATGGCAGGCGCTCAAGGATGCCGTGACTGGAACCGAAGCCGCGCTTGGCGAGACCGCAAAGACCGCATCCGATGTTTCCCGGTCCCTCGACGATGCGGCCGCCGCGGGCGGGCGCGCCGGTGGCGCGGGGAAGAAAGCGGCGCAGGAAACGAAAACGGGATGGGAGGCGGTTGTCGCGACGCTCTCCGATTATGCCAACAAGGCGCGCGACATCGGCGGCGATATCGGCCAGAGCCTCGTCGGGGCCTTCCGCTCGGCCGGGAACGCCGTGGGCGAGTTCGTGAAGACCGGCAAGCTGAACTTTCGCGATCTGGTCACCTCGCTGCTGGCGGACCTCGCGAAACTCGCGGCGCGGCGCTTCATCCTCGGGCCGGTCGCGGGTGCGCTCTCCGGCGTGCTCGGCAAACTGGGCGGCGGGATATTCGCCAATGTCCTGCATGCGGGCGGGATGGTCGGCAGCGCCGGCCCCGCGCGCATGGTCCCGGCCATGGCCTTCACCGCTGCACCCCGGATGCACTCCGGCGGCATGGCCGGGCTGCGGCCCACTTCCGGCTTTGCGGGCCTCCGGCCCACTTCTGGTTTTGCGGGCCTCCGGCCCGACGAGGTGCCCGCGATCCTGCAGCGCGGCGAGCGGGTGCTCTCGCGGCGCGAGGCGCAGAGCTACGGCGCGGGCGGTGGCGTGACGGTGAACATCAACACCCGCGACGCCGAGAGCTTCCGGCAATCTCGCACGCAGGTCGCGGCGGACATCGCCCGCGCCGTCTCGCTCGGGCGGAGGGGCATGTGATGGCGTTTCACGAGGTCCGGTTTCCCGACAACATCAGCCGCGGCGCCCGCGGTGGACCGGAGCGGCGGACGCAGATCGTCGAGCTCGCCTCGGGCGACGAGGAGCGCAACGCGAGCTGGGCCAACTCGCGCCGCCGCTTTGATGTCGCTTACGGCATCCGCCGCGCCGACGACCTGGCGGCGGTCGTCGCCTTCTTCGAGGCACGGAACGGGCGCCTGCACGGCTTCCGCTTCAAGGACTGGGGCGACCACAAGTCCTGCCTGCCTTCGGGTACGCCGTCGCCCACCGATCAGGCGATCGGCACGGGCGACGGCACGACGACCGCCTTCCAGCTGGTGAAGCGCTACGCGTCCGGGGCGCAGTCCTGGACGCGTAGCATCGCCAAGCCGGTGGCAGGCAGCGTGCGCGTCGCCCTCGGTGGCGTCGAGCAGCCCTCCGGCTGGTCGGTCGATACCGTGACCGGCGTCGTCAGCTTTGGCGCCGCGCCGGGATCGGGCGTCGCGATCACCGCGGGTTTCGCCTTCGACGTCCCCGTCCGGTTCGACACCGACGTGCTCGACGTGACGCTCGATCTCGAGCGGCGCGGCTCGATCACCTCCATACCGTTGCTGGAGATCCGGCGATGAGGGGGATGTCAGCGTAATCCGGACATCGTCCGTGCGAATGACGCGATCCGTCACCTGGTCCGGGGCGCAGGATGACAGATCGGTGTCCCGTCGTGATCCTCTGACGGGGCCGCCTTTTTCAATGCCTCCAGGAACGCCTCCGGGGTCATGACATCAAGAATTACTCGCTCCGGATCAGGATCGCTCCTGTCGGTAGATTCGCTGCTGCTTCCAGCCTTGCCAGTCGCATCGTGTGTCATGCAAGCGCCCCTCTGCGGTCAACTCACCCTCACGGACACGATGGCTCACAGCACCAAACGCATCAAGGATATTCCATGAAATCCCTCTCGCCCGCCCTGCAGGCCCATCTCGACGAGGGCACGACCACGCTCGCCTGGTGCTGGCGGATCACGCGGGCCGATGGCGTCGGCTTCGGCTTCACCGACCATGACCGGGCGCTGAGCCTCATTGGCACGGACTTCGAGCCCGAGAGCGGGTTGACGGCATCGGAGGTGCGCTCGGGCTCGGACCTGTCGGTCGATGCGCAGGACGCCGAGGGTGTGCTGACCTCGGACCGAATTACCGAGACCGACATCCTCGACGGCCGCTGGGACAACGCGGAGGTCGAGGTCTGGCGGGTGAACTGGGCCGACACGGGCCAGCGCGTGTTGATGCGACGCGGGGCCATCGGCCAGGTCCGGCGCGGGAGGCTCGCCTTCGTCGCCGAGGTCCGCTCGCTCGCGCATGTCCTCGGCCAGACGGTCGGGCGGACGTTCCAGGCGACCTGCGATGCCGCGCTCGGCGATGCGCGCTGCGGCGTCGATCTGGAGGCCCCGGCTTTCAAGGGCGCGGGCGCCGTGATCGATCGCCTGCGCGACCGAGCCTTCACCGCCTCGGGGCTCGCCGGGTTCGAGGCCGGCTGGTTCACCTTCGGCACGATCGCGTGGACCAGCGGCGCGAACGCGGGACGGCGCGCGGAGGTGCTGGGCCATGACGTGACGGGCGGCGTCGCCGTGCTGACCCTGCTTGAGGGTCTGCCCCCGCGCGCCACCGGTTCGAGCGCGGGGGCAGACGGGCGGGCGATCGCGGAGGGCGACACCTTCACCATCCGCGCAGGCTGCGACAAGCGCATGGAGACCTGCGGCGCGAAGTTCGCCAACACCGTCAACTTCCGCGGGTTCCCGCACATCCCCGGCCAGGACGCGGTGCTGCGCTATGCCACGAAGGATGGCGGCCACGACGGGGGCGTGCTGTGACGCAACCTCTCGCATCAGCCGACCCCGCGCGCATCGTCGCTGTCGCACGCTCCTGGCTCGGCACGCCCTATCACGACCAGGCGAGCCTGCGCGGTGTGGGATGCGACTGCCTCGGGCTCGCCCGGGGCGTCTGGCGCGAGGTCGTCGGGCCCGAGCCGTTCCCGATCCCGCCTTACAGCCGCGACTGGGGCGAGACCGGACCGCGCGAAGCTTCGGAGCCGGTCCCGCAAGGGATCAATCGCTCCGGTGGAGCGATTGGAGGCGGAGAAGGCCCGATAGGGCTGGCAGATGGCGCGCGACGCATGATGATCGAGGTGCCGCCTGCCGAGGCCGGTCCCGGCGCGCTGGTGCTCTTCCGCATGAGGCCCCGCGCGACGCCCAAGCATGTCGGGATCCTCACCGGCCCCGAGACCTTCCTCCACGCCTACGAGCGGCTCGGCGTGATCGAGGAACCACTTAGCCCATCCTGGCGGCGGCGCATCGCCTTCGCCTTCCTGTTCCCGCAACGCTGAGACCCGACCATGGCAACGCTCGTCCTCGGCGCGGCCGGCGCCGCCATCGGCGGGTCGATCGGCGGCAGCATCCTTGGGCTGTCCGCCGTCACGATCGGCGGCTTCGTCGGCTCGACCATCGGCTCAGCGGTCGACAGCTGGATCATCTCGTCGCTGGCGCCGACGCAGCGCATCGAAGGCGCGCGGCTCGACACGCTGCGCATCACCTCGGCCACCGAAGGCGCGGTCATCCCGCGGCTCTACGGGCGCATGCGGATGGGCGGCAACATCATCTGGGCGACGGATTTCCGCGAGGAGACGAAGACCACCACGCAGGGCGGCGGCAAGGGCGGCGGGGGCGGCAAGGTCAAGACCACCGAGTATCTCTACTACGCCAGCTTCGCGGTGGCCTTGTGCGAAGGCCCGATCACCGGCATCGGCCGCATCTGGGCCGACGGCAAGCCGATGGACCTCTCCGGCGTCACCTGGCGCTGGTATCCTGGCGACGAGGCGCAGGCGGCCGATCCGTTCATCGCCGCGAGGATGGGCGCGGCCAGCACGCCCGCCTACCGCGGCACCGCCTATGTCGTCTTCGAGGAGCTGGCGCTCGGAGCCTACGGCAACCGCCTGCCGCAGCTGTCCTTCGAGGTCTTCCGTCCGCTGGCCGATCCCGACACGGCCGAGGGGCTGACCCGCGCCGTCACCATGATCCCGGCCTCGGGCGAGTTCGTCTATGCGACGGACGGCATCCGCAAGGGGCCGGCGGGTAACCAGGGCACGGAGAACCTCAACGCGCTCTCGGACACTGCCGACATGGTGGTGGCGCTCGACCGGTTGCAGGCCAGCGCTCCGCAGGTCGAGAGCGTCAGCCTCGTCGTCGCCTGGTTCGGCAACGACCTGCGCGCGGACGCGGGCGCGATCCGGCCGGGCGTCGAGTTGGCCACCAAGGTCACGACCCCGCAAACCTGGTCCGTGAACGGCGTCTCCCGCGCCGCCGCCCACCTCGTCAGCCGCGACGGTCTCCAGCCGAACGCCACGGGTTCGAGTGAGGCTGGAGACGACCGGCCCGTCTATGGCGGCACGCCCGCGGATTTCGCCGTGGTGCAGGCGATCCGGGAGATGAAGGCGCGCGGGCTGCGGGTCACGCTCTACCCGTTCATCCTGATGGACGTGCCGCCCGGCAACGCGCTGGCGAACCCGTATTCCGACAACGCCGCGGAGACCGGCCAGCCCGCATTCCCCTGGCGCGGGCGGATCACCTGCTCGCCCGCGGCGGGCTATGCAGGATCGGTCGACAAGACCGCCGCGGCGGCGGCGCAGGTCGCGGCCTTTTTCGGGAGCGCCAGCATTTCCGACTTCGCGGTGTCGGGCGAGACCGTCTCCTGGACCGGCGCGGCGGACGACTGGGGCCTGCGCCGCATGGTGCTGCACTACGCCCATCTCTGCGCGGCGGCGGGCGGGGTCGATGCCTTCCTGATCGGCACCGAGATGCGCGGCCTCACTCAGGTTCGGGACGGTGCTGCGAGCTATCCGGCGGTGCAGGCCTTCCGTGCACTCGCGGCCGACTGCCGGGCGATCCTCGGCTCGGGCACGAAGATCGGCTACGCCGCCGACTGGTCGGAATACTTCGGGCACCATCCACAGGATGGCTCGGGCGACGTGTTCTTCCACCTCGACCCGCTCTGGGCCGATCCGCAGATCGATTTCATCGGGATCGACAACTACATGCCGCTGTCGGACTGGCGCGACGGCCTCACACATGCCGACGCGGCCGAGGGCTGGCCCGCGATCTACGACCGGGCCTACCTGCAATCCAATATCGCCGGTGGCGAGGGGTTCAAGTGGTTCTACGCCAGCGCGGCGGACCGCTCCGCGCAGCTGCGCACGCCGATCACCGATGGAACGGCCAGCAAGCCGTGGGTGTTCCGCACCAAGGACCTGCGCGCCTGGTGGTCGAACCCGCATTACGACCGCCCGGGCGGGGTGGAGAGCGCGACGCCGACGGCATGGGTGCCGGGGTCCAAGCCTATCTGGTTCACGGAGCTCGGCTGCCCGGCCATCGACCGCGGCACCAACCAGCCCAATACCTTCTTCGACCCGAAGTCGTCGGAGAGCCATGTGCCCCACTTCTCCCGCGGCTGGCGCGACGACGCGATCCAGCGGGCCTATCTCGAGGCGACGTATCTCTGGTGGGGCGAGGCGGCGAACAACCCGGTCTCTTCCGTTTACGGCGACAGAATGGTGCATGTGCCCGAATGCGCGGCATGGGCCTGGGACGCGCGGCCCTATCCCTTCTTCCCGGCGCTGACAGACGTCTGGGCCGACGGCGCGAACTGGCGGCTCGGCCACTGGTTGACCGGACGGCTGGGTGCCGTCTCGCTCGCCGCACTCGTCCGCCACCTCTGCCTGCGCGCCGGGCTGCCCGAGTCCCGCATCGACGTTACCGGCCTCTGGGGCGCGGTGGAGGGCTACGCGATTACCGCGCTCGAGTCCCCGCGCGCCTCGATCACCACGCTCGCGCGCCATTTCGGGTTCGATGCGGTGGAGACCGAGGGCGTGATCCGGTTCATCATGCGCGGCCGGGCGTCTGTCGCCACGCTTGCGCCCGACGATCTGGTCGCCCCCCGCGAGGGCGACGTGCTGGAACTGACGCGCGGCCAGGAGACCGAGCTGCCGCAGGCGCTGAAATGGCAGGTCGCGCGCGCCGACGAGGATTATGACGCGGCCCTCGTCGAGGCGCTGCGCATCACCGTGGACACGACGCGCATCGCCTCCGAGTCCTTCCCGATGGCGGTGCCGCCCGAGGAGGCCGATCGCCGCTGCCGCCGTGCGCTGATGGAGGCTTGGGTGGGGCGCGAGACGGCGGCCTTCCGTCTGCCGCCCTCGCGCCTCGCGCTCGACCCGGCCGACGCGATCCGGCTCGCGCATGACGGGCGACTGGTCGATCTGCGGCTCGTCTCCATCGCCGACGCCGACGCGCGTGGCGTCGAGGCCGTCCAGCAGGATCGCGCGACCTACGATCTGCCGCCCGGCGATCCCCGCGCAGCGTCACTGACGCGGGCCGTGGTCTTCGGCGCGCCCGAGGCGGTGCTCCTCGACCTGCCACAGCTGACCGAGGACCAGCCCGCGCACCGGCCGCTGGTCGCCGCTCACGCGGTTCCCTGGCCGGGCGAGATCGCGGTGTTCCGCAGCCCCTCGAGCGACGGCTTCGAGCTGCTGACGACGGCTCAGTCCCGCGCCCGGATCGGGGCTCTGGTCTCGGACTTCTACGCGGGGCCGACATCGCGCTTCGATCTCGGAAATGCGCTGGTGGTCGATCTGCTGACCGGAACGCTGGAAAGCGTCACCGACCTGACGCTCTTCGGCGGCACCAACGCGCTCGCCATCGAGAGCGCGCCCGGCACCTGGGAGATCGTGCAGGCGGGCGCGGCCGAATTGCTGGCGCCCGCCCGCTACCGGCTCACCCGGCTCCTGCGCGGCCAGCGCGGCACCGAGGATGCCATGGGCAACCCGGCGCCCGCTGGAGCACGGGTGGTGGTGCTGGACACCGCGCTGGCGTCCCTGCCGATCGCAGAGGCCGATCTCGGCATCCCGTGGAACTGGCGCATCGGCCCGGCGAGCCGCCCGGTAAGCGACGAGACCTACGTCGCGCGGACTTTCACGCCCGAGGGCGTCGGGCTGCGGCCGTTCTCCGTCGCCCATGTCGAGCAGCCGTGGCGCAGACCTCGTACGCTTGGCGATCTGACCATCCGCTGGACGCGCCGGTCGCGCGCGCTTTCCGCCGACAGCTGGGGCGCGGTTGAGGCGCCGCTCGGCGAGGAACTGGAAGCCTACGAGGTGGAGATCCTCGACGGCACTGCCGTGAAGCGCGTGCTCAGCACGACCACCACCAACGCGCTCTACACCGCCGCCGCCCAGACCGCCGACTGGGGTGCGCTGCTCACCCCCGGCGACACGCTCGACATCCGCATCTCCCAGCTCTCCGCCCTCGTCGGGCGGGGCGCGCCGAAAACCGTCACGCTCTTGTTCTGAGGCTTTCCACATGTCCGACGCCACGACCCATCTCCTGCTGCCCTACCTCCTCGCGGCCCAGGCCCAGAAACATGTCACCCACAACGAGGCGCTGCGCATCCTCGACGGGCTCGTGCAGCTCTCCGTTCTCGACCGGGATCTCACCGCGCCGCCCGGAAGCCCCGCCGATGGCGACCGCTACATCGTCGCCTCGGGCGCGACCGGAGACTGGGCGGGCTGGGACCTGAACGTCGCGCTCTGGACGGACGGGGCGTGGCTGCGGCTTCCCCCTCGGCCTGGCTGGCGGGCTTGGGTCGAGGACGAGAGCCTGCTGCTGGTCTACGATGGCGAGGGCTGGATTGGGACCACCCCGGACGTGCTGCAGAACATGGCGCTGCTGGGGCTCGGCACGACGGCGGATGCGTCGAACCCGTTCTCGGCCAAGCTCAACGCCGCACTCTGGACGGCTAGACCCAAGGCCGAGGGCGGCACCGGTGACCTGTTCTATACCATGAACAAGGAGGCGGCCGGCGACGATCTCGGGCTGACCCTGCAGACCGGCTTTTCTACCCGCGCGCTGGTCGGCCTCTTCGGCTCGGACCGCTTCCGCCTCGCCGTCTCGGCCGACGGCAGCACCTTCTTCGACGGGCTCAGCGTCGACAACGCCACCGGCATCGTCGACCAGCCCCGGCTGCCCCGCTTCAAGGCTTACACCAACTACGACAACTATGTCGGCGTCGGCACCTGGACGAAGATCGGCCTGAACAACACCGACTACAACGACCAGGGGGCCTTCGACGCCGCGAACAACCACTTCGTGGCCCCCGTGGACGGCACCTACCTCTTCGGCGCGACGCTGCTCTACAAGATCAACGCCAGCGCCACGGCCCGCATGCGCGGGCGGCTCGTCCTGAACGGCACCACCGAAATCCGCGGCTCCCTCGGCGAAATCTCCGCCACGCACGTCTCGCTCGCCACCGCCATCTGGCTCCAGACCATGGTGCCCCTGACCGCGGGCGATACGGTCGAGCTGCAGGGGTATTTCCGGGTCGCGGACGGCTATTTCGCCGCCGATCACACGTCCTTCTGGGGCTGCAAGATCGGCTGAGCGGCGGAAGGAGGATCCGATGAACCCACCCCGATCCGAGGGCTTCGCGCGCATGCCCGACGCCGAGTTCGAGGCGATCCTGACCCGGGCGGCCGAGGAAGGCGCGAAGCGCGCGCTCGCCGATGTCGGTCTCGACGGCGACGAGGCCGCGCTCGACATCCGCGATCTGCGCTCCCTGGTGGACTGCATCGCCGAGCGCCTTGAAACCTCGGAGAAGGCCAATGACGTTCAACGCCGAATGCTGGAAGCGGCGGCTCGCCGCCCTCGTGATCGCGACGAGCTTGCTGAGCGGCTGCGCGACGGACGGTTCTAAGGTGGGGAGGCTCGCGGCGTGCCCGCCTGTGGTCGAGTATGGCCGGGAGTTCCAGGCGCAGGCAGCCGATGAGCTGGCCCTGCTGCCGCACGGCTCGGCCATCGGCGAGATGCTGGCCGACTACGCTGTGATGCGCGACCAGGTGCGGGCGTGTAACCTGCTGTAAGGCCTGTCGCGACCGGTCGGAACAGCCGAAGCCAGGTCTGTTTCGCTCTCGACAGAGCACGGCGTGCATTCGCGGCAGCCGCGTCGCTTACCTCGTCAACCTGCGCAGTTTCGACACCGCATCACGGTCGGCTCGAGTTCGAGCCGACGCAAGCCGATGAATTCGCCGCAGTCGTCGCACCAGCCGAAATCCTCCGCATCGAGTCGACGGATCGCTGCCTCCAAAGCCCTGGCCCGACCAAGGCGTCGGGTTTCCTGAGCGGCCGCCATGGCCTGTTGCTGCATCGCGTCCATGCGGCTGAGCCGGCCAACGCTTTGCTGATCCAGCTCGACAGGTCTGCGGTCCGCCGCCGTCTGAGCGGACGCGGACCACAAGGCATCCAGTTCGTCGCGGAGCCGCAGCAGAAACGCTGTCTTCAGCTCCTCCGGAGTGGGGTCCGACATGGCGCTCACCGCAAGAGCAGGACAGGAACCTTGCAGGACCGCATCATCTCGGTCGTGGTGGAGCCGATCACGAGGCTCCGGATGCGGCTGTGGCCGTAGGCGCCCATCACGAGCATGCCGAAGCCGTCAGCCTCGACCATCTTGCCAAGTTCCTCGTCCGGTTGCCCGGGCACGATGCGCGTCTGCGCCTCGATCCCGGCGGCCGCGAGCAAGGCCTTGGCGTCGGCAAGGCCCTTTGTGACCTCTGGCGTTTCGTTTCCGACGGTCACGACGGTGACGGGCAACTCCGCGAAGAAAGAACTGCGCGAGATGTGATCGACCGCCTTCATTGCCGAGCGCCCTCCGTCATAGGCGACGAGCACGGAGTCGATCGGCTTGAAGGCACGCGCGGCGACGAAGACGGGTCGATGCGCAGCGCGCACGATGCGTTCCAGGTTCGAGCCCAGATGTCCCTTCGCGAAATCCGCCGCCTCGCCGCGCTTGCCGATGACGATTGCTCGGGCTTCGCCCTCGATATCGCCGATGGCCTCGACGATGTCACCGTGGCGCAAGCGGGTGGTGATCTCGGTCACGCCGTCCCGGTCCACGATGGCGCGGGCATCCTCGAGGATCGCGCGGCCGCGATGGCTGACCAGCTTCGCGCGCTGCGCGTCGAGCTCGGCCAGTTCCTCCATCAGTTTCGTCCGCGCCCCGAGGCGGATCGCGCCGGACAGGTCCGACTTTTCCGGGGCCTCCCGTCGGCCGAGTACATGGATCAGCTCGACCGGTGCGGCGGTGCGCTGCGCGATCCAGGCGGCGTGGTGGCAGACGCTCTCGGAATAGATGGAGCCGTCCACGAGGGCGATGATCTTGTCTGTCATGGGTCTCTCCTCCCTCAATGCGCCGTCAGCTTGTCCATGGCGCCGGGCTTGTCATTGATCGCAAGCCGGTCGACCAGGGTTTCGGTCGCGTCGTTCATGCCCACGACCTCGACCTCGGCGCCGTCGCGACGGAATTTCAGGATCGCCATGTCGAGCGCCTGCACCGAGCTGATATCCCAGATATGCGCACGGCTCACGTCGATCACGACGCGCTCGGGGGCCTCCTTGAAGTCGAAGGCATCCATGAAATCCTCGACGGAGCCGTAGAACAACTGCCCCTCGACGCGATAGGTGCGCACGCGCCCGTCCGCGCTGATGTCCGAGGTCACGCGGAACAGCTGCGCGATCTTTCCGGCGAAGAAGACGCCCGACAGCAGCACGCCCACCAGCACCCCGATGGCCAGATTGTGGGTGTAGACCACGGTGACAACGGTCGCGATCATGACGATCGAGGACGACTTCGGATGCACTCGAAGCGCCTTGATCGATGACCAGGAGAATGTCCCGATCGAGACCATGATCATGATAGCGACGAGTGCCGGCATCGGAATGATGCTCACCAGATCGCCGAGGCCCACCACCAGGATCAGCAGGAAGACGCCCGCCACGAAGCACGACAGCCGCCCGCGCCCGCCGGATTTCACGTTGATGATGGACTGCCCGATCATCGCGCAGCCCGCCATCCCGCCGATGAAGCCGGTGGCGGTGTTCGCCAGCCCCTGACCGATGCATTCCTGGTTCCGGTTTGACTTCGTGTCGGTCAGGTCATCGACGATATTCTGTGTCATCAGGCTTTCGAGCAGGCCCACGACGGCCACCGCCACCGAATAGGGCAGAATGATCATCAGGGTCTCGAAGTTGAGCGGGATCTGCGGGATCAGGAAGACAGGCAGGGTGTCAGGCAGCGCGCCCATGTCGCCCACCGTCCGCACGTCGAGCCCGAGCGCGACGGCCAGACCCGTGAGCACCAGGATGGTCACGAGGGGCGAGGGAATGGCCGTGGTCAGAAGCGGAAAGAGGTAGATGATGGCAAGCCCCGCGGCCACGAGCGCGTAGGTGATCCACGTCACCTCCCGCGGGTCGAGCTCGGGCAGCTGCGCCATGAAGATCAGGATCGCGAGCGCGTTGACGAAGCCGGTCATCACCGATTTCGACACCCAGCGCATGAGGAAGCCGAGTTTCAGGACGCCGGCGCCGATCTGGATCAATCCGGCCAGCACCGTCGCGGCCAGCAGGTATTGCAACCCGTGGTCGCGCACCAGCGTGACCATCAGCACCGCCGTGGCGGCGGTGGCGGCCGAGATCATGCCGGGCCGCCCGCCCGTAATGGCTGTGATGACGGCGATCGAGAAGGAGGCATACAGGCCCACCTTGGGATCGACCCCCGCGATGATGGAAAAGGCGATGGCCTCGGGAATGAGCGCCAATGCCACGACGAGCCCGGCGAGCAGGTCGCCGCATATGTTGCCCAGCCACTGGGCGCGGTAGACGTCGAGTGAGATCATGTAAATGTTGTCCGATACCGGTCCTGCGGCTTGCGCGAGATCGGCGTGCAAGTGCACCGTTTTCTTGTGGTTGTCCGGCGGATCGGCGGCCGGAAGAGCCACCCGGAATCGCTTCCAGGTCCAGGTTCGCTGCGATGCCGCATAACGGTTGAAGCGGAGAATGGCAACACGCATGGCCGTTTGGCAGACCGCAGCCAACGCTTTAGCGGTCTTCGGGCGTGTGGATTGCTCAAGAAAGCAGCTGTTCCGCGGCATTCTGACAACGACATCTGTCCTCGGTCGCGCAGCCCAGGCGAGTCTTTGTGGACCTCGCGACGATCTGGCTTAGCAGCTGTGCGACGGGCGCAGCTGACGTCGGTGGCCTCGAAACGTGTCCACCCTTCGTCGACCACAGCGGGGCGTTCCAGACGCGGGCCGCCGAGGAACTTGTCCCTTTGCCGGAGGGATCGGCAACCGAGGAGAATACAGCGACGACGATCTGATACGCGAGCAGGCTCGATCTTGTACCGGGTACTGCTGAACACCTCGCGCGAGCCCAAGGAGGGCGATCTGTCTCAAATTGTCGGCCACATCAACGACTTGATCTTGGGCGGCAAATTGAAATGCGTTCCAGCGGCGCGATGCTGATCCGGGGAGTAACGAGGTGAGAACCATGGGCGTGCCGGAGTGGCCCGATCTCCGACACGCCCCGAATGAGACGCAGCCGCTGGCGCGGCCGCGCAGCCGGCGAAAGCTCGAGCCGGCCTGGTGGGCTCCGAGCGGGTTCGCCGCCATCCCCCACCGCCACGATTGATCCGGCCCACAATCCGGCGTCTCCCGGGGTCCCCGCGCTTGATCTGGGTCCGGGTCCCCATCGTCGCCGCAAACCGCTACTCAGCCTCGACGGCCTCCGTTGGCGTGATCTCGGTGATAGTCTGGAACTCGCTGAGGAACTCAGGATGGGTCTGCGCCAGATAGCGGACGATCCGGGCGTTCCCGAGCAGCTTGCCAACGTAGCCCTTGATCACGGTCAGATGCAGATGGTCCTGACCGTATGTATCCTGGATGGACGCGATCCCTTCTTGCAGGCGGGCCAGTTCCTGTTCCATGCGCGCCATCGCCTCGGGCGTGATCCCCTTGACCTTCTTCGGCTTTGATGTCTCGACCAGCTGGGCCTGCGGCGTCCCCGCGAGGATCGCGTTCACATAGGCCACCGAATAGTTGTTGGCGTTGACGAGCAATTCCGCGGCCTCGATCTGGCGCATGGTTTTCATCTTGCGAAGCGCCTCGAACACCGCGCCGGTCGCGGGCTTGTCCTTGAGGATCGCGATGGCCTCCTCGCAGATCCCGTCCAGCAGGCGCACCTTTCGCCTGATGCTGATCATGTTGAGGTCGAGCGCGAGTGCGATCTTTTCCTCCGGCACGCCGCGCTCGATCGCCTTGCGGATCATCTTGTGTTCCTGGATCGGGGCGAGGCGGCTGACCTGGCGGTTGTAGGTGAAGGCCCCGTCGTCCGTTGAGCCCGGCTTATTCATCCAATTCTGGGACAGTTGTTGGCGTGCCCACGAAAGCTCTGTAGAATCAAGCTGCTACACGAAACCCGACAGCAGCTTCCGGAGCACGCCATGGGTGAAACGCTACAGCCGGTCACGCCGCGGTT